TCAGGTCTCAGGTCTGGTCTCAGGTCTGGTCTCAGGTCTGGTCTCAGGTCTGGTCTCAGGTCGAGTCTCAGGTCTGGTCTCAGGTCGGGTCTCAGGTCGAGTCTCAGGTCTGGTCTCAGGTCGAGTCTGGACTAAATAATAATCGTGGCGGGTCTTTATGGTCTGGGTGGGTGGCTTACGTTTCATTCATTCGAGATGTCTTGTGTTGGGAAGATCCTATTCTTGATCGTTTCGAAATAGATGAAGATTTAGCGCGTTCGTGCGGTTGGGTGTGGTGGCATGAAAATGTGCTGGCAATTTCTGACCGGCCATCCAAAATACATCGTGACGATGAAGGGCGGCTTCATTGTGAAGCGGGTCCATCTATCGCCTATCGGGATGGTTGGAGTTTGTATCATTGGCATGGGGTATCTGTGCCAATGGAATGGATTACGAACCGCGCTAGCATTACGCCAAAGATGGCGTTGACTTGGGGGAACATCGAGCAGCGGCGCGCTGCGATTGAAATTGTTGGTTGGGATAAAATCATCGACAAATTGAATGCTAAGGTAATTGACGAAGACGTTGACCCAGAAATAGGGACACTCATTGAAGCCAAAATTCCAGATATTGGAAAAGAGCGGTTTTTGCGGGTGCGCTGCGGAACCGGCCGGAGCTTTTGCCTTCCCGTGCCTCCTAACATGAAGACAGCGTTGGAGGCTCAATCATGGACGTGGGGCTTGGACGAAAAAACCTTCAAAAAACCAGAGGTTCGCACATGAACGATAATGACAATACTGACAGGAAACCAGATGGTTTTCTTATCTGCGATGGTGAGAAGATGGCCTATTGGCTGGCACCAGTCGTGAAAGACGATGGTGATGAGGAATGAAACTGCGGGTGCTTGATTTGTTCAGTGGCATAGGTGGTTTCTCCCTCGGTCTTGAAAGGACTGGGGGATTTGAAACTGTCGCTTTCTGTGAACAGAACGAATTCTGTCAGCGCGTGCTGGCCAAGCACTGGCCGCACGTGCCGCTCCTCGACGACGTGACGACCGCAGAATTTACCGAAGGAATGGCCGATGTCGTTGTCGGAGGCTTCCCCTGTCAAGACGTGTCGCTCGCCGGACGCCGCGCCGGACTTGCCGGGGAGCGTTCAGGACTATACCGGGAACTGGTGCGAGCCCTTCGCGTGGTACGACCGCGCCACGCAATCGTCGAGAACGTGGCAGCACTTCTGTCATCCAGAGGAGAGGAAACAAGGCCCGCTGAGCGATGCCTATGTGGCTGGCCTATTGGATGGAGAAGGGTGTTTGACTGTGGTGCAGTCCACGAACAAGCGCAGCATATCTCCACGTATAGACGTCGGGATGTCGATAAAGGCAATCGAACTGTTGACTATGTTGAAGGACCAATTTGGAGGGTCCCTTCATTCGGTTCGGGAGAAGACAGCACATTGGGAAGCAGCAACCAAGTGGAGTTTGCAGGGGCCAAGCTCTGCAAGCCTACTTCGTCAAGTCGGAGCACATCTGGTTCTAAAGAAGGAACAAGCGTCACTCCTTATTTTGTTGTCGGAAATCGTATCGACGATGCCGATGACCCCGAACAAGTTGGGACGAATTTGGACGTCGGAAGCGTTGGCGCAAGCAGCGCAGATCAAAGCGAAAATTCATCTTTTGAACGCCAAGGGGCCGAATGTTCAGCCTGTCCATCATGTGGGCGGCGTTTGGCGGACGTGGCAACGATCACTCATCGATCAGACGGGATGGGAACCGTTCTCGGGGACATGGCCGAGAGCGGGTTTGATCTTGAATGGGATTGCGTACCGGCGTGCGCCATCGGCGCCCCTCACCAGCGCGACCGGGTCTACATTGTTGCCCACGCCAAGGGCCAGTCCGAACGAGAACCGTCAGACCAAGGCGACTCCAAGCCAGATTGCAGGCAAACACGGATGGAGCATGGGGGCGTATCTGACGCACTTCGGTCTACCGGATCTGCTGCCGACACCGCAAGCACGCGATTACTTCCCGCCGCACAGTCTGGACTACATTGCCGCCAAGAAGGCACAGGGGCACGGCATGTCGAACTTGAACGACACGCTGCACCACCGCAAGCTGCCGGAAATGCTGCCGACGTTGCGAGCCAACAAGTGGGGCTTGCCGGACAGCCACGGATCGATCGAAGCCTGGAAGGCCAACGGCCTGATCCCCACACCACGCGCGACGGATGCCGACAAGGGCGGACGCGGCGACCTCCTGACAGTTTTGCGCGGATACGAGAGCGCGCACGCTGGCACCTTGCCGACCCCTACGGCTCGCGATTGGCGTTCCGGGATGGCCTCGGACGAGACGCATTCGAAGAACTCCAGGCCGCTCAACGAAACGCTGGTCAAGATGGCTGGCAATCGGTCTGGCCGGATGAACCCGCGCTTTCGGGAGTGGATGATGGGCTACCCGACTGGATGGACCGAGTTAAGGCCACCGGCAACACCATCCTCCCGCAAATCCCGGAAATGATCGGACAAGCAATTTTGGAGACACTGCGATGACAATCCTCCCTGCCAGCGCTCAAGATCAACTTCGCCAAATCGTGGAACAGATCGAAACTTTGGAAGCCGAGAAGAAAGCTCTCTGTGACGATATTTCGGATAAGTACATATTTGCGAAGGGGTTGGGCTTCGACGTCAAGGCGATACGCACCATCGTTCGAATGCGCAAAAAATCAAAGATCGAACGCGAAGAAGAAGAATCAATCGTCGACGTCTACCTGCATGCGCTTGGTATGGCTGGTACGCCGCTTAGCGACTATGCATCATCGCGAGAGATGGAAAACGTCGAATGACCGTCAACACCATCACCGTCAATCTACCCGTCAAAATAGAGCATCAAGGCGATGCGTTCGTTGCGACGTGCCCGTTGATTGAAGGCTTGGTTGTTCGGTCTGTTTTGAGCATGGAACTATCGAGAAAAATGAGCGATGCGCTTGCCGCGTTGGCGAACGCGAAGGATCTCGGATCATGACGTTGAATTGGATCGAAGTTGCAGAGACCTTTCTAGGGTTTGCGGTGTTGGCTTTGATTGTTTTCGCGGTTCGTGGCGTGAACGATGCGATGAATTTCCACATGGGGGACGAACGATGACCAATAATCGCGATGCACATGGTTTGACGGGTCCGGCCGGGGAACCGCTGGAAGGTGCAACTCGGATGGCACTGGAAATCATCAAGACGGCAGACGGGTACGATTTTTTCGACCGCGAGCCGGTCACGATGAAAGCCGGGGCTGTATCTATCGTCATCGACGTGCCGGACCATGTTTCAGAAGTCGAGCATCTAGATAGCATTCCAACCGGTCGTAAGGCAATCGCCGTATATCAAGAGGCCGCCGAATGACGTGGTACGCAACGCGTTTGATGGATACTGGACGCATCAACCATTGCCGCATCAAACTTGTATGTGGGACTGAGCTTAAAGGCTTTTGGGGAACGTATGGCGCGCGACATCAATGGGCGTGCTCGGACGGGAAGTTGAGAGAGCTTCGCGATGTCGAGCAAATCGAAGTCTTGAGCAGCCTGCCACGGGGTTCGCTTCCTGGCGGACGGTGTACCGAGGCGGATCTATTGGCTGACAGCCTTTGTTGGCATGGGTGACTGTGTTCCACGTGAAACATTTTTCACGGTGGCACGGGCTTGTGTGGCTGTGGCAAGGGGTGCTGACAGTGGTTTTACGTGGCTGCCAAGGGGTGGCCTTGCAAGTATACGCTGTGAGGATGAATGCCACGAATAAAAAAATTGATTGAGCGCGACAACGGTTGGAGCGATTGGGTGGCGCCAATCATGATTGGCTATAGAATGGCGTGCTGCGACTGTGGGTTGGTCCACGACATGCAGTTCTATGTGCTGCGCAAGAGCAAAAACCTTCCTGGCGGGGGGTGGCAGGCGAAACGGTTAGATGTGGAGCGCTATCGGGTAGAGTTTCGCGCCCGTCGCAACAACAGATCAACGGCTCAAACGCGGCGTTACGCAAAGGTGAGAAAGAGCTAAAGGGAGTAGGGTTCATGGCTGGTCTTCGCAGCATCTGCAAACTGTACGGCTCAATCAAGGCGACTAGTGCCGATGGCAAAACGGTGGTTCACGTTTGGGATTATGCCGCCGATGAGCCATGCCTGCAAAGCGAGATGCCGGAAGGATCTGACCGTTGGAAGGCCAGTGAGAAGGCCAAATGGAAAGCGGTGATGAAATGAAAGCACTTTCAATCCGGCAACCTTGGGTCTGGGCAATCATGTCGGCCGGCAAGCGGATTGAAAACCGCGAGTGGCCAACGAAATGCCGCGGGCCAATCCTGATTCACGCGGCCAAGGGTTTGACCAAAGCCGAATACGCCGAGTTCGTGTTTTGGTGGGAGTACCATTTCAAGCGTCGTCCGCTGGCGACCTACCCGAAGTGCCCGCTCATGGCCGATCTACAACGCGGCGGCATCGTCGGCCGGGCGCGGATCGTCGATTGCATTGGGGCGTCGACCGATCCATGGTTCATGGGCCGGTATGGCTTCGTGCTTGCCGATGTCGAGCCGATTCCGTTTATTCCCTATAAAGGGGCGCTAGGTCTTTTTGATGTGCCAGACGAGGTGGTGAGGGAGGCGGCATGAGCGATGATGCGCCAGAAGAAATTCGACTGCCTAAAGGGGAAGCAACGCCACCGTATCTCCAACGGTTCAATAGACTGTACTGGTTCCAGCCAGATCGTGGGGTTTACGTGCGATCTGATGTGCTTGGGGCTCGATCGCGGGAACACGTCGACCGGGTAAATGCAGAGCGCGCCGCGTGGCGAAAAAATATGGCGTTTCAAAAGCGGCTGATATGATGGTCGCCCCGGTTCGATTACGCACAGCCTTCAAGGAACCGGGGCGTCACTGACGGGGTACGATGCCAGCGTGTCAGAACAACGGCGCACGACATGAAAAAGTTCAAAAAAAAGCCCGCCATGGCAAATTGCCGTAGCGGGCTTCGTTGGTCTTAGGCGTTCTTAGGCTGCTTCCGTCATCTTGAACTGGCCGACGCGCGTGCGAGACACAAGATCTTTGTTCTCCCACTTCGCCAGCCAGCGGCTAACGGTGCCCTTGGGAACGCCCCATTTTGCAGCCAACCAATCTTGGCTTTCGATGGTTTTGTTCATTGCCGTCATCGTCAGCAAGTCCGCAAGAGCCATCGACTGCGAGTACGTCTTGCGAAGTTTGATCCTTGGACGCTTAGGTGCCATTGGCTTAGGGGTGGCAACAGGCTCTAGCTTCTCGACATCGGCTGTCACGGGCACTGCCACCGGCTCGGGTGGTTCGATTTGAGCCGCGGCAACGACTGTGAGTGGAATAACCTTCTCGCTGGCAGGGGGTGCCAGCGAGAGTTGACGGGAGCTAAAGGCGTACCCCAGTGATACGATGCTTCCAAATTCAAGAAACAGCGTAATCAGGAAGGGGGCGCCAAGAACGGCCGCGGCTTTGGTCCGCGCCTTGTCCACGCCGAAGATCACATGCGCGACTTCGGCAAGTTGTTCGGCCTCGGGAGCGACCGGCTTGGGTGCCCCCAGCTTTTCAAGGTCTGCATCGTGGCCTTTGACGGCTGCGGTGTAGACGTCGATGCTGGACTTGATGCCCTTGCATTGCTTGCCGTCGCCCGAACGGCATTCCTTGTAGTAGTTGTTCAGGCTTTCATCAAGCATCGCTTGGGCTTTCACCCGCAGACGCTTGATGTCAGAGCGGTGCTCGTTGGTGGCTTCGATCTGGCCGGATGTTTGAACCGACGCATCAACCTGCCGGCCGACACTTGAATAAACAACCAGAGCCGTTCCGCAGATAAACACCATCGTAAACCCGATCGCGCTCGGCCACGTCCGCACTCGGCGCCAAGCTCGATTGGCAAGGTGCCCGGTCATGATCGTTCCGGCCAAGATCACGATCGTCAGTCCGTGCTTGAGGGCAACGGGTGCCCCCTTTGTCAAAACGTCCTCGAAAAGAATTCCGAGGGTTCCAAGGACAAAAACGATTCCGGCTGATATTGCCAAAAACCGTCCTTCCGTGGTACTGGTGATGCTCGTCTTCATGTGGGTTGCCTTCCTGTGGGGATGAAAAATGAAAGGCGTTGTGCTCGAAACACACACCTTTCGACGGCTCAGCCCCGGTTGCCTCTTGCGAGGGCCGGGGCTTTTGTTTAGGCTGCTACAACCCGTCTAGGGTCGCCAGCCTCGTTAGAGACGCTCGGGAAACTTGGCGTGAGGCTGGCGCTAAACCTCGCCGCACAGACACACGACGAGATGAATTGCGGACAGTACAAGTCCACAGACGCAGAACGCGGCGAATGCTGCTTCAATCATGATAGGTCTCCGCTAGGTTTTGGTCGTCCGAGGGTTAGGGCCTCGGGGATGAGCCATGTCTGGCGTCATCTGATTTAGCCATAGCAAATTGCGTAACGCTTGTAAAGCGCGTGTATACAAAAACATGAGCCATCTTGATGTTTCTTTTCTACTGTGTCACAACAGACACATTGACGGCTGTGCTCACTGTGTATACGTTTAGGAGATTAAATCTTGGCCAAGCAGGTGAAGCTGATGAGTACAGATGTCGCAACCAAAGACAGGTTCTTCAATATGCGCGTTGATGATGATTTCATCGAAATGGTCGACGACATCCGCAGTTCTCAGAGGCCAATGCTTGATCGAACGGCATGCATCAAGTCGCTCGTTGCTGAGCGGCACGCGCAAGTCAAAAGGATCAAAAAATGAGCGGTGTTTCTGGTATCTATTCCCGACCCGTATGGAGTCAGGGATGCTGACGAGACGCGAGGCGTTGAAGGGGATTGCTGCGGTTCCGCTTGCTGCGGCTGTGCCAGTGGCAGCCGTTGCCGTATCCGTACCGGTCGCAAGGCCGGTGGCACCAATGCTCGCTTGGGCGTTTGACATCCGGTACGGCGACTATCGCGATACGGTGATTGCCGCAACCAAAGAGGAAGCACACGCGAGAATGATCGCTGAGCACTTTGATGGTTATCTTGGAGATGACTGCCCGCGCCGTACATTGGGCATCGAAGACGAATGCACCATTGAGGATTGCAACTGCACAGACTGCGGCCTGTCTAGTGTCGAGCGTGAACCACGTTTAGACGCGGCTGCATCGCGCGGCGAAATCACAATGGACGATTATAGGTCTGCCGGATGGGGCATGGTCTGCAACCGGTGCGGCGGTGAACCGATGGGCGGTGATTGGGAGGCCGTAGAAGGCTCCCCCGTGTGCAATGAGTGCATGACGCTCGGGGAATGGGATGTGGTCAATCCAAAGCACGCTGCTGAGTTGCGCGAAGATGCCCGCATCGAAGCAATGACGGACGAAGAATTTGAAGCCTATGAAGCGGCGCAATCTGGCGCCATGGGTGGATCGTCATGACCTTTGAATGGGCAATCATACTCTGGCTCTATGTGAGTGGTGCGGCCGACGTTGTCATGATGCGTGGGTTGGCTGATAGGTTTCGTCTCGTTTCTGAGATTGAAGCTGATTGGAAATCCGGCCTGTTTAGTGATCAAGAAGCCATGCAAGAAATCGCTAAAATCGTTCATTACAGAAAGTAATGCGCGCGGGAAGTGTTTTGAAGCGGGAGACGATAGATGCCCGATAATTGGTACTTCACAGAGCAAGTTCGTCGGCAAAATGAAGCTGATTTCGAGCGTGCAAAGATGCAAAACAAAAAAATGCAAGACGCCCAACGTCCTGCACGTTCTCGGATGGCGAATTATCTCGGATTGAGCCCAACAGACGAAGCGGGTTGGCCCATTGATTTGATTGATCGGCTCCGCACTGTGGAATTTTTCGACGGGCATGATGCTCTACATCGCGAGTTGGATAAGTTAAACAGAAAATAGGCGCGTACATGAAAATCGAAGTCGGAACGAAGGTCACATGCACGAACGGCCACGTTATTTGCGAGGTCATAAGTCCCCTTGTTGTCGGGATGAATGTCGGGACATGGGGCGACTGCTTCGGAAACTGGACGCAAGCGCCATTAGTCACTGGCCAACTTCGCAAGGACGTGTCGCCATGCGCGATATGTGGGGCGGACTATCTTGGGCCGGGATGGAGTTTTCATCTTGAGGACGGAAGGTGGGCGCCATGAGCGAATTCAATCATGAATATCGTGCATTAACGATGCTGAACGAGAGTGGTGACACTACGATTGTCTGGACCTCGGATCGTGACGCATCCATGGAGTCCATCATCAAAAAAAAGATGGAAGCCGGTTGCGCATTCTATATTATCGAACCGAGGTTTGGAACACGCGAACGGCTGACGGATGCGCGGGACGCGAACCGGTACCGAATGCTGGCGGTTCCCGACGCGGACCTCGCCAAGTTTGTCGGCGATTCTGAGGTTGATAGTGATGATCAGTCGGCTGCGGTGGTCAAAACACCCGACAAGCCCGTGAAGACCGTGCGCCGCGCCAAGACGGCTAAGGAGGTGGCCAGCGCTCAAAGCGTCGGCGTCGCCCCCCGCCGGGGAGGCTAAGCCATGGATATCGTGATGTATCCCATGCCGCCAGACGTGGCATATTTCCTAGATTCAGCACTTGAACACGGCGAACTAGACGCGGGTTCGCATGTGGCGCTGAATCTCTATGCCCCACGTGGCGATCTCATGCGGATCGTGGATCGAGACTACAAACATGATGGCCAGCCGAGTATAGCCCCACGGCTATCTATTTGCGGGGATCTGACGGCCTATGCCGGAAGAATTATTGACCGGCTTTCTCCGGCGAAGCGTGGGGCGATCGCATTGGCTGGACTCCAGCACATCAAGGGTGAGGTCCAATCGTTGGCGTGGTGCATGGCGACATGGGCGATTGAGGATGAGATCAAAGGCGGGTGCTTGAAACCGTTACATCGCCGATGGACGAGATTTGGCGCACGGTATGAACTGAGCCCGAAACAGCATCGCCGGCTGTACGGCCCGAATTGGGTCCGGCACTACGTCAAAACCAACGACGATTCGCGTTCACTGCGGAAGAAGGGGTTTATGGCATGCGGCCGTTTGGCGGGGATTGAGATTGCAGACGTTCGCGCCGCGGCAAACGAGATCACGATGGCCATCGAAGCTCAGCATGAAGGATTTCGACGGCATAACGAACGGGCGATCCATGCCTTTGCGACATGCGGCCAAAAGTTGGACCGGGCAGCCACACGCAAGCGCCGTCGCATCATCAATCGCGCCACGATCTGTGCAAAAAGCATCTTGCCGCACGGAATGCTCTCGGATTTCGTTGCAGGCCGTTCGGTGATGCTTGACGGGGAGACGTTGGCGTTGGAAGTGGCGCGCGTTGGGTCATGCGCGAGTCTCGGCCATGCCGGTCTGTCGGTGACGGCGGTTGATTTGAGAACTCGAAAGCGGCTGGCCAGTTTGTGCGTCTACCATGAAAAAACGCCAGCCTTGGATCAACTCACTGCGTTGGCTTTGGCGATGCAATCGGGCGAGGAATCGGATATTATTCACACAGCGAATTTATCCCGCGTTACGGACTTAGGTTTGGCCCATCCGCTTATCGCCGAACGGGGCCGCGCGCATATGGAACGTCCGTGGCGTCCACGCGACGAACGCGCAGAAAAGAACGAGGCGTATTGGTTGGACACGAAGCCGATGTGGGTGGAGACGCTCGGCATTTTTGTTCTGGGCCGGATGTGGAGTGTTGTCTGATATGCCCAACTCTCGCGACTGTAGCGCCCCGGCAACAGGTTTTTACGCTGCCATAAAAGCACGAGACGACCATTTGCGAACACTTGTATCCGTCTCGGACGCTTATCGTCGGTCGGTAATGCACGAGATGGGGCTTGTGGTCATTGATCATATCGTAGCGCGGATGGACTACGACGGTATATGGAGTGAAAATAGACGGTCGGCATGTCCTTCATTTGAGGCCATACAACAAGAAAATTGCCTAACCCTATGACATTCCAGCCATTCCAAAAATAATTCTGAACGAACGCAAGATTTTTCTTGACAAATTTTCTTGCGAATCAACTGCAAATCAAATAGTGTAACCTTTGTGCCGCTAGTATCGTGGCAATCATTCACAAGTTGATCCGTGTATTGCGCACCCGCGAATAGTCCAAAAGGACCGCGATGTTGCCAAGGGGCGGATTTTTGTGTTTTGAAAACAGGGGTTGGCGATGAACGATGACGTTACATTGCTGGAACGACCAGAAAGCGCTGAGCATTTCACTGCTCATGCCGACGGCGACTACGCGGACTTTTTTGCTCTCGCGCGTCCCCCGACAAAATCCGAGATGATCGCCGCTTTCGACCGTGATGAAATTGGCCTTGCCGCAACCGGCGAACTAGAGCCTGAATTGCGCGTTGCCTTTGCCGATGCCATTGAAGCGCTGTGCTCTGGAATTGAACGGGCTGAACTTGCCCGGTTCAAGTTGGCACGGGCTGCCGATCCACTCGGCTTGATGGATGGTGACGGCAACTCAAACGAGGAACCGGAAACCAACGCGCCAACGGCAGAACGTGCGGCTGGCCGTGGTGAATTTGAAACGTTCAAGGTTGCAAACGTTACCGGTCGCGACAAGAGCGCGGAAGCCTGGCGTTCAATTCCGATTGTTGAGGCCATGATCCGCCGCGGCCAAATCGACAAGGACGACGCGCAAGATTTCCTCGAAAGTGCACAACGGTTTTACAAAGACTTTGTGATGGGCCATCGCCAAGGCGGCTTGACGGCTCGCTACGGCGAGCAGAGCGGCAAGGGCGGCACCCCGATCAGCCAACAGCAAGTCAAATACTACACAGACAAGAACGGCGATCAGTTCGAGGTTATGGGACCAGACGAACGCCGCGCTGATCATCACACCAAATGGATCAGGGCTTGCCACGCGATCGGGGTCTATCAAGATCCGGTGACGAATGCGCCTCGCCCCGGCCGCGCGCTGCAATGGATGCTTAAGCTGATCTGCGAAGATTACCTTGTTGCCGAAGAAAAGACCCCGACGCTTCTTGACGCTGGGAAAGCGTACCTTGGGTGCAAGTGCCCTAAGCAGGCGGCGGCGGCCGGCGCGGTCCTCGTGATGATGAGCTTGGACCGTCTAGCTAACCATTACGGATTGCGGTGATCGACCATGATGCGAATTGAGGACGTTCCAATCTCGCATCGCCAGCAGCAAGTCTACACCATCGTTCGCGACCAGTTCGGCGGGGACATGGCGGCTGAGCCCCAGAACTACCGTAAGATTGCAGACGTGATCGGGTGGAAAGGCTACCATGCCGTTCGGGACTGTCTGTACGTTCTGAGGGCAAAGGGCGCTGTTCGATCCGTCGGGCGCTCGCTGTATTACCCGGAGCGGTGGGTGGCCATCAAAACCCAATAAACACGGCCACGTCCATGCGCTCAAACTTTTCCCGCTTGCCACGTCCATGCAAATCAGGCATGGTTTCTGTACGGTGGCACTAAGTAAATCACCGGAACAAACCGCCAAAGCAAACGCTTCCTGGCGGTATTTTTATGATCAAATTACCCCATGATGTTTTCGCCCGACGCTGTGAACGAAGCGCTCGTGTGCGCGTTCTATGCGTCTGCCCGTAAAATTCGCCTTGCAGCTAACGATCAGGATGAGCCCATGACCAAATACGAACGTCTCGGCGTTGCGGCCGAAGTCGCGGCAGTGGCTCAAGCCCTGGCTGACGCTCACTGGCACGAAGCTGGATCGGATGCCAGTGGGTGGCAGGAAACGGCTTTCAACTTCATCGTTGCTCACAAGGCTCTGACAGAGTTTGTTCCTGGCGAAGTGGCACCCCCTGCCAGCGACGAGACCGAAGTGGCACCGGCTCCTAAGAAGCGCGGTGGCAAGCCGAAATTGGTTGAAGCTGACGAGCCCATGGTGGAATAAACCATGGGCGTTGAAGACGATCGCGCATTTCTGAAGGCTAAACTCGACGACCGCAACATGAAGTGCGGTAACTGCAACTCTTGGCATGCAAGCGAAATCTATCCAGGCCGTGGTCTATGTGCCCATAAAGCGGCTGATTCTCAATCTGGATTACATTCGCTCGTCCAGATTATCACGCAAGATCTGTCCGTCTGCTCCGAGTGGATTCGCAAAGCATGACAGTTCAATTCTCTCGCCGCGGCTTTCTCCAAGGTCTGTTTGGCGTCTCGGTTATCGCTGCACTGCCTACAGTCATTGCCGAAACGCAAGTCATCGGCAAGATTGCGACTTTCGACGTCAAGGTTCCTGACGGCATTACCTACAACTGGGTTCGCACGTCACTTCTTGGCGTTCCCGACATTGAAAACCTTCAAGATCGGCTGAATAACGGCTGGACGTTTGTCGCGCCTGCCATTCATCCTGAATTACCGCACACAGAAGCCACAAACGCGATTGATCGGATGGGCCTCGTTCTTATGCAGTGCCCGACAGTGGAAGTCGACAAGCGCCGGGAAGCTGAAGAAGCGGCATGGCTCGCTCAACAGCCACAAGACTGGCAAGATCACGTTGCTCGCACGAAACTGCGGAACGTCAAGGCTGTCGCGTAACGACCCCCAGCAACACAGGATTACATTGATGGACAGCACAATCCTCAAAATGCTCCTTCTCGAACTGGCAACTGAGATCGACGCCAACGGAACCGGCTCGGGCGCCGTTTTGCTGGATGCGATCTGCCAAATTGACGACCTAGAGCACCGCATTCGCCCCGCTGATCCAAGTTTATAACGCTCCAACACGGCTGAAATAGGACAAGGGCTGGCTTGTAAGGGCTGGCCCTAGTTCATTTGGAGGACTTGCTATGGCTGAAACTCTCAGTGCTCTCGTCCAGCGTCTCCAAGACAAAGACAACGCCAAACGGATCGAACACGACGCTCGTGGCCGTGCTGAGATCGAACGCGAACGGCGAATCGACAGAATTCTAGCGGAGTACCACACCAAATGGACCTCCCAACTTTAATCGTGACCGGTGTCGGCGCGCTCATCATTTGCGAGCTACTTTACCGGCTCAAGAACTCAATCGGATGGTAACATCATGTGCGATGGGATGGTAGATTTTGCAAGCGGCCTATGTCAAATTAGGATGGTATACGACAATGACTAAGGACCTCACCCCAGAAACGATACTCACGTTCGACCAACTGCATGAATGGGTCGGCAAACTCCCGTTTCATCAGATTGACGGCGCAATTGGCCCCGTTGACGTGGAAGGAACGTTCTACGATGAGTTCTGCGCCAAAGGGATCGCACGTCCTGACGACGTGAGGCAGATTGAATCAATCGTGTGTCGCGAGGCTCTGTTTAAGCTGAACCAGTATTTGGCCGACAAGCCATTTCGCGGCACGATTCAGTGGCGAGTGCGCCCTGAAATCAACGTCATCCCATTCGAGAACATTATCGAATTCCGTGACGATGGACCAGACAAATGCCCGTGGACTGGTCGTCGCTGCGTGATGGATAAGAACTGGGTCGCTGTCGGCGTTTACATGCGGCTGTCGATCTCCAAGGCGATCGCACATGCTGCATAAGCTCAAGTCCTCCGTGATCGACACGGCAACCTACGATCCCGCAAAGATGCTGCTCGTCCTGCATTTCAAGTCCGGCAAGGCATACAGCTACGACGGCGTACCTCAAAAGGTTGTCGACGGGTTGCTGAGTGCTGAATCGGCCGGCAAGTACCATCACGCTCATCTCAAGGGGAAGTATCAACAGCCAAAGGCGCTCAAGTAGATTGAAACCAGCGCGGAACTCGGGCATTATGTCCCATGAAGTTCCACTTATGCGAGGGTTTCATGTTCAAAATGTCTCTTTTTCCTGAATTCAGCAACTCAATGTCGTCTGGTAGCCTTGGTGTCGTCATGGACGAACTGGGGTTGACGCAAGAAGTTCTAGCTGAACGGCTGGACGTAGATCGCAAGACAGTCTGGCGCTGGATGAACGACGAAACGCCAATCCCTGGCAGCGTCGCACTGTTGATGAGCGTGGCGCACGAGGCTTTGAAGTTCTCCCATATGTGGGCAGGACACGGGCTAAGTGCCGACAGTATCCCGTCGAAGAGAGTTAGATAAATTCGCTGGCCGCGCTGGTCGGCAAACACAAGGGCACGCTGCCATGAATGCCAGAGATCAAAAGTTTGAATGCCTGAAGTTGGCCAGCGTTGGGGGCGCATCGTCAAGCAATGCTGTGGCTCGGGCGGCGGCGTATTTCGAATTCATTGACCCTGAGAACGTGAGTGCCTCTGTTGATGCGTTGCGGTTGGCAACCCGGAACGGTGCAGCAGATATCCCATGCGAAGATATTATTTCCGCAGCCGTTGCTTATCGCGACTTTTTGAAAGTCGACGACGAGGTCAAAGTTGATTGGATCAAGCAGTCAGTATCTTTTTATGGCAACGGGTCACTACGGACTGTAGTATTTAACGATGACCAATTTGGTAAGGCTTTGCTTGATGGCAAAACACGGGGTTTAACCCGACAAGAATCGGTAATTGAAGCCGCAAGATCCAAGGCAGAGCAGCTACTTACTCAGAAATTGCAGAGCTAAGCCCATGGCTGGTCCTCTCAAGAACGCCAAGCATGAGGCATTCGCTCGTGCTATTGCTCGCGGCGTGCCGTCGAATAAGGCTTACACGATTGCAGGTTATAACGAGCATCGGTCAAATGCAGCCGGATTAGCGAGAAAACAGCACATTCAAGCACGTGTGACTGAGCTTTTGACTAAAATTGACGAGATTGAAAACCGCGCGACCACGAAAGCCGTTGAAAAGCTTGCGATAACCAAGGAACGGATTTTAGCGGAGCTGGCTAAAATTGGCTTTGCGAACATGATGGATTACGTCACGATCGCCGATAACGGCGATGCCCACGTTGATCTGTCGAAGCTGGATCGTGACAAAGCGGCGTGCATCCAAGAGGTAACGACCGAAACATACATGGAAGGCGAGGGCGACGACGCTAAACCGGTCAAGCGCATCAAGTTCAAGTTGATGGATAAAAAGGGCGCGCTGGTCGACATGGGCAAGCACATCGGCATGTTCATCCAGAAGATTGAGCACGGTGGTCCCGGCGACTTCTCGGATATGTCCGAAGACGAGTTGTTGGATCTCGACGAGCAACTTGCTGGCGAAATCGAAGACGCTGTTGTGCACGACGGCAACGAAACGGTGAACTAACGTGTCGTCTCTCAAGGCTAAGCGCCGCGAGCTTTTATTAAAACGCATTGAGATCAAGAAAGAGTTGTTGCGCCGTAAGAACCGGGCAAAACAACAGGCTCCCGGTGGGCTTTACGAGTTCGTCAAATACTTCTGGCCAATCTTAGAGCCTAAGACGAAGTTCGTTGATGGGTGGGCGATTAGGGCGATTTGCGCTCACCTTGAAGCTGTCACTCGTGGAGACATAACGCGCCTTCTGATCAACGTTCCGCCGGGCTTCAGTAAATCGTTGATCTGTAACGTTTTTTTTCCTGCTTGGGAGTGGGGGCCGATGGGTCTCACTTCTATGCGGTACATCGCGTTTTCGTATGGCTCTCATCTGACGGAACGTGACAACGGCAAATTCAGAGACATCATCCAGTCGAAGAAGTTCCAAGAGCTTTGGGGCGACAAGTTCAAGACGACGGGCGTTGGTGTCGTCAAGGTGTCGAACGATAAAACTGGGTGGAAGTTTGCTTCATCCGTGGGCGGAGTAGGTACGGGCGAGCGCGCTGATCGCGTCCTATGTGACGACCCCCACAACCTTGCGGATGGGGAAAGCGACGTTATTCGCGTTAAGACTGTAAGATGGTTTGATGAGGCAATGTCGAACCGTCTAAACGACCTTCAAAAGTCTGCGATTATTGTTATTATGCAAAGAGTTAATGAGTGTTTATTGCCGGACTCTGGTATTCTGTCCGACATGTCAATCATTAGAGCAGATGAAATTCGGGCAGGTGATCCAGTTGTCACCAGCCAAGGAATTCAAAAGGTCGTTGCTGTCGCAAGCCGCGACTACGTAGGAGAGACAATAAGTATTCGAGCATCTGGTTATTGCGAGCCTTTGCGTGTCACGTCAAACCATCCTATTTTGACATCGGATGGATGGGTGGAGGCTGGAAAGTTAACGAGAAGCCATCAGCTTATAATTTCAGTTGATCAGCGTCAGACAACGACTGCTGAGTTGCAAGCTATATGGCCGAAGGAAGACGAGGATGTCCCTGCGACTTTCAGGGGGACAACAACAGGAACCCGAACTCATCTTTCGAAAGAGATTTTTCAGCCGCTTGTGGATGCTGGCCATAGCAGCCGCGAGATAGCCGAAATTGTTGGCTTGAAGTACCGCCAGCAGGTTGACCAATATTTGGTAGCATTTGGGATTGCCAAAAAGAAATGCCGGTCAATCGACGAGGCAATACTTGCTGATCCTAGGTTCTGGCGTTTCGTGGGTTACTGGTTGGCTGAGGGGTGCATCGGTGAAGGTCGAACACGCCTTAGTCGCATCGTGCTTACGTTTCACAAGGATGAACTTGATTATGTTCAAGACATCAGAGACTTGTTCGCAGACTATGGAATACCTGTTCATTTAAGTTTCAGTAAATTTAGCACAGCCAACGTTTTCATCACGTCATACCAAGTTGCGAAATTTTTGAACAATTTCGGGACGGGGGCGCTCAATAAGTGCTTGCCTGATTGGGCAGTTAGGCTGGACCCAGAATTTTTACGTGAGCTTGTTATAGGATACTGGCGCGGTGACGGGTCTACTATTGGTAACACAGCTCGTATTGGGTCTGTATCACTTGCTCTGCTCTCAAGCCTTCAGAGAGCTATGCTGCGCATGGGCATTGTTGCTGGCGTCTTAAAAGGGCAAACTGGCAAAGGTGGGATTTGCGTAATTGCAAGTGGCCCACAACAGGGGCGTGAGGTTAAATTATCAACGAACCAAGCCTATGAACTTAGGTTCGACTTCTGGTCTGCCCCTTGGTTGTGTGATGAGCCTGGTGTTCGTCCGCGATACAAGGCGAATAGATTGTCTGCTGATGGAAAACAGCTTTTTGTTCGCATATCTAACATCGAGAGATCAACATACGCAGGTAAGGTTTATGACCTTGAAACTCCGTGTCACGATTTTGTATGTGGCCTCATAACTGCCCATAACTGTGATGTGTCTGGCCACGTCATCGAAAACGAAGACGACTATGTACACCTTTTAATTCCGATGGAATTTGACGGCCGCGTTTGCCAAACGTGCCTCGGGCGAGACAAAAATGGTCGCAAGATCATTTGGGAAGATCCTCGAACAGAGATTGGCGAGCTGGCATGGCCTGAGCGCTACGGGGAGAACGTTCTACAGCGCTTCCGGCGCAACGCCTTCATGTGGGCTGGTCAGTATCAACAAACGCCTGAGCCTCGTGGTGGCGGGTTGTTTAAACGCGACTGGTGGCAGTATATCCATGTGCCGATCGGGGCTCCACCTCCGCCGATGGAGTATGTGGTTGCTTCGTTGGACTCTGCTTACACGAAGAACGAACGCAACGATCCTTCAGGCTTCACGGTGTGGGGCGCTTACGTTGATGAGCGGGACAACCCAAAGATCATGATGCTCGGCGCTTGGCGCAAGCATTTGGAGATCCACGGCGCCGATGTCGAGCGGGAGCCCGGCGAACACGAACTAGATTACAAAGCCCGCGCCAAGAAAGAGTGGGGCCTAGTTGAGTGGGTGGCGCATGAGTGCAAACGTCACCACGTCGATATGCTCCTGATCGAAGCGAAAGCCTCGGGGATCGACGTTGGCAACGAGATGCGTCGGCTGTACGCTAACGAAGGCTGGGGCGTTGAACTCATCGATCCAAAAGGCGGCGACAAGTACGCGCGTGCCGTTGCGCAGATCCACTTGTTCGCAGACGGTATGGTTGGGGTTCCGGTCAGCCACCGAAACCCGAAAGATCGGGAAAGTGAGTTGATTCCTCGTGATTGGGCACAGCTCGTCATTGACGAAACCGCGATGTTCCCGAATGGTCGCTTCAAGGATTTGACGGACTCGACGACGCAAGCGCTCAAGCACTTGCGTCAAGTCGGGTTTGCCATTCGCCGGGACGAAAGAGACCAAGTTCGCGCCATCCAAGCGCAGCACGGAACGACACGACTAGACCCGCTGTATGAAGTATGATTCGCAATCTGATTGATGGAGACAGTCGATGATTTCAAAGCTGATTGATGCAAAAGAAAAAATCATTCCAGTAGTCTGCGCTCGCCTTGCTCACAACTGCCATGAAGTTGATCTCAACGTTGATTATGTGAACGGAACTTTGACACTTGTCAAAAACTATAAGCGGGATGAAAAAAAAGAGCCTGAATCTACTCTTTTGGCGGCATCTCATGAGATTTTGGGGATGTCTGACGATGAAATCACGGCTCTCGTTGTTGGGCGGTTAAATTCTACCATGAAGATTGCGGCGTAACCGTAAGCCCATTACGGCACGACGAGGCTCGATCCACTTTATGAGGTTTAATGATGGATGTTGACCCACGTTTCATCAACGACAAGTCGAATTGGCGGCGGCGCACAAGCGAATTTCTAAGTGGCGAAGATAACGCGAAACTCAAGTCGCTGTTGTTCGCTGATCCATCGCCACCAGAAGTAAACGCTGAATTCGACGCTATCGTTCTTGAAGCTATTCCGACGCTGCCTGACTACACGTTCAAATGGTTGTTCACGCTGGTAAACGATCTACGGCTCGGCAGGCGCTCTTTGAACGAAGAAGAGTCGAAGCGTTGGCGGCAAGAACTTGATGCAGCGAAAGCGGAAAAGCCTGCACTCCGAGTTGTGACGGATTGATCGCATCTTGCGAGGTGTAGTGATGGACGCTGAAGATGTTGACACGCAGAAGTTAAATCTTGGTATGATTCGTGATATGTTGATGCCTGGGGTATTACAGTGGACGCACGAGACAAATAAAGAGGCTAAATTTGTAATTGATTGGGTTAATGGTCGCCTTGATCTTTTCAAAAATGGGCATGTTTTTCTGCTAGCAAAGAATGAAGAAATAGGGCCTAGCATTTCGAAAATAGCTAGCGAACGTCTTATGGCTGCATTGTCAGACGTGGCCGCAGCATGAGCAATGAACTTTTCGAGATCCCTGCTCCAATCGTCGAAAAGATCAAAGCCTCGACAGATCGTCCAGTTCAAGAGCAAGCCGTTATCCTAATCGAAGAGGCGCTAGCGATGCGGGCGGATGAGACGCCAGCGTGGCGGCGGGAGATCGTGCGGGATCGTTCGAAATACTCGGGGTGTTGAGATGAGCGGTCCTGACGTTGTGACGCGCGCTCTCAAAATTGCTCGGCAGCATATCGACATGGCGGCCGGTGACGTTGATCGTAATCCTTCAGATGCCGCGAAGCTCGCAGGCAACTACACGAAAGGGCATCTGGTCTGGAGAGGATTAGACATCACGCTCGAAAACCCCAAGGGGTCCGCGCGGTCTGGGGTTGATCCAAAGGGCAAACCTTGGAAGGTCCAGATGCCCGCGCACTACGGCTACATCAAGCGGTCAACTGGCGCCGATGGCGACCACGTTGACATCTACATGGGTCCGCACCCGCTCTCGCACCTTGTGTTTGTGGTTGATCAAGTTGATCACAAGTCGCAACGCTTTGATGAGCACAAGGCCATGCTGGGATTTGATAACGCAGCATCGGCCATCGACACTTACGAAAAAGCGTTCTCGGACGGCAAGGGTCATGCTCGTATCGGCGGCGTGATGCAGATGACGGTTGAGCAGTTTAAGAAGTGGCTGAAGTCTGGCGATACAACGAAGAGGCTGACATGACTCCGACTCTTGATGGCTTGGTTCAAAATCTGAAAGATTTGCGGGCGGCTGGTCCAAATCTTGGGTTCGCCATCACGACGCACTGGATGGAAGAAAGCGGCATATCGCTTAAGCAGTTTGTCGATGCAGTTTCTAGCTCGGCTGACTTCGATGCGTTCAGGGTGACGGTCGACGGCATGACGGCAAATATCCTTGTCGAATATCCAGCAGCAGGTTGACCAGATGCGCAAGCGCGATTCACTTCGCCGCTGGAAAGCCCGGTGCATGCTTGGACGCGCGGTGCCCCGCGATGCGATCGTCAATCATCGCCTTCATTTGTGGTTCTGGTTTGAATTGCGTGACGTGATGACTGATTACTATTACGCAAAGGGTCGGCTGTAATGGCGCAAATGCTCCCGTTCAAGAAGCCTCCCACCTCAGACGTGATCGTGATTGATCCACGTGAAACCGACAACGATAACGAAATCACGGCGTCGAAGATCACAGACGAAGGCACGCTTGAAATCGAGACGGATGACGGCGGCGTGGTCATCGACTTCAACCCGCAACGGTTCCAAGCGAAAGAAGACGGCAACTTCGGCTCCAACCTCGTCGACAAGATTGATCCGATGGAACTCTCCCGCATAGGGATGGAGTTGATTCAGGCGATCCAATCGGACGATGAAAGCCGGTCTCAATGGCTTGAAGATCGCGCTCGGGGGATTGATCTGCTTGGGCTCAAGCTCGAACGCCCTTCGTCCGATGTTTCGGCCGACGGCGGCGGGCTCGTCATGTCAAAGGTCCGCGATCCTATTTTGTTGGAAGCCTGCATTCGTTTCATGGCGAACGCATCGGCTGAACTCCTGCCTGCTGCCGGTCCCGTCAAGGTGCGCAACGATGGTGGTGAATCGACCGATGCTGACAAACTAGCAGAGACGCTTGAACGGGACATGAACGCGTATCTGACCACGACGGAAAGCAGCTACTATCCCGACACGAAGCGCATGCTGTTGATGACCGGGTTCGGCGGCTCTGGGTTCAAGAAAGTCTACCACGACCCGATCAAGAACCGCCCGGTCTCGGTTGCCATCGACGCTAAGGATCTGATCGTCTCGAACAACGCGATTGACCTCGCATCGGCCTCGCGCGTCACGCATCAACTGCGCATGCGCAAGAGCGTGCTCAAGCGCATGCAAATCCTCGGGGTGTACCGCAATATCGACCTTCACACCCCAACGCCAACTAAAAGCGTCGTCGACCAGAAGATGAGCGACGTGACCGGCGTTCGCGAGAATGCAGATCGGCCAGAAGACAACGACTATGAGATTTACGAGTGCTATTGCGAACTCGACATCGAAGGGCTTGAGCACTCGGACAAGAAAGGCGATCCGACAGGCTTGCCGCTCCCCTACCGCGTGACGATCGAAAAGTCATCGATGCAGGTGCTTGAGATCACGCGCAATTGGTCTGAAGAAGACGATGAATTCCCGGTCGCGAAAAAGGTCTTCGTAAAGTACGGCTACATCGAAGGCTTTGGGTTTTACGGGATTGGCCTGCTCCACATCCTCGGCAACATGGCAACGGCGATCACGGCTGGTATTCGTGAGATGCTGGACGCTGGGATGCTCGCGAACTTTCCCGGCTTCATCTATTTGCAAACCGCTGGCGGTAAGCAGATGACGAACAACTTCCGCGTTCCTGCCGGTGGCGGCGCGGCGTTCCAAGGCAACTCGCAACAAAAGCTGCAAGATCAGATCATGGCGCTTCCTTACAAGGAGGCTGGCCCTGCAATGCAACAGCTCGTGGCCTCGCTCCGGGAAGTTGGTCAACGCGTGGGTGGAACGGCTGAAGTCGGCGTAGGCGAAGGTAAGCAGAACGCGCCGGTCGGGACCACGCTTGCCCTGATCGAACAGGCAACCAAAGTCGAAGGCTCGGTTCACAAGGGTCTGCATCAATCGCAGTCAGAAGAACTGCGCCTCTTCAAAGACCTGTTCTCCGAAGATCCTGAATCGCTGTGGCGTTACAACAAGAAGCTGACGGGGCAGTGGGACGAAGCCAAACTTCGCCAAGCGCTTGAAGATCATGACTTGGTTCCATGCGCCGATCCCAACACTCCATCCCACATGCATCGTCTCATGAAGCTCCAGGGCCTTAAGACGTTGCAGGGTGCAAACCCGCAACTGTACGATGCTAAGGCCGTCGATACCGCGGCGCTTGAGATGATGGGCTTTGACAACCCGGCACAGTTCTTCGCGCCTCCGCAGGCACCGGCTGAAACTCCGATCGATCCGAACATGGCGATCATCGCGGCCAAGACTGAAACCGAAAAGATGAAGATCATCACGACGTCGAAAGACAAGGCGGCGGATCGTGAATCGAAGCTCCTAATTGAAAAGCTCAAGCTGGCTGGAAACCTCGCGGTGCATCCGACCAGCCAGGGCATTGTGTCCGATACCCTTGGAATTCCCCTAGGCCAGCCGCAAACTGGTCTTCCCCCTGGCCCTGGAGTGCATTGACGATGAAAGACATGAAGGCTCAAGCCGCGAAGATGCGTGCGGCGAAGATTGCGAAGTATGGCAGCAACGTCTCTCCCGGCGCCGTTGTCGGCTCCAAGCCGTCGGATATGGACGGAGACGAAGGTTCCATGATGCCGATGCGAGCATCTGGCGGGGCCGTAGACGGCGAAGCGGCTAAGTCCCGGATGGATCGCCCTGCTCGGGCGTCTGGCGGTCAGGTGAACGGGAAATCGAAGGGAAAAGGCGGTAAGACCGTCGTCAACGTGGTTATCGCTCCCCATGATGGCGAGAAGTCGGCACCGATGCCAGTCCCGATGCCAATGGCTGGTCCTCCGATGCCACCCCCTGCACCTCCCAAGCCTCCGATGATGGCACCCCCTGGCGCTCCGCCGATGGCAGGTGGTCCCCCGATGATGCACGCCAAGGGCGGACGGGTTGCGGCTCGGGCCTCGGGTGGTCGGATGACGGCGGGCGCCGGTTCGGGTGAAGGTCGGCTTGAAAAGATCGACAAGAAGTAATGCACGCGCTTGATCTGCGGTTTCAAAAGCTCCTGATGAAGCAGTTGATTGAGCAGGAACAAGCCCGCGTCGACGAGATCGCTAGCGGGGCCTGTTCAGACCTCGCTAGCTATCGGTCTCAGTGTGGGTATGTGCAGGCGTTACGGGATGTAATGGGCTGGACTGAGGATATTCGGAAGGCTCTCGACGAGTCCGGCTAAGTCCAAACCAATTCAAATTTCGTGATCGTGTGTACCTCTCATCCGCGCCGGATGTGGGGATATAACCTATGAAAAACGAGGTTTCTATGACGTCTCTCGCTATCAAGCGTGAAATCATCGCAAATTCGGTTGATCCAAAAGCGGCCCTGCTGGACGCAATTGGTCAAGACACGATCGACAACTACGACCTGTTTGAAGACGATTTGCTGGTGGCAACTTACGTGCCCCCGGCCAAGATCGGCTCCATCATCATTCCTGGCAAGTCCCAGGAGGAAAACCGCTTCCAGGGCAAATGCGGGCTGATCCTCAAGATGGGTCCAACGGCATTCAAGTACAATCGCTCGCAAGAATACGCATTTGAAGGCAAGAAACCGGAAGTCGGCCAGTGGGCCGTGCTTCGGTTCTCGGATGCGTGGGAAGTCGGCTTGAAAGGCGTTTCCTGCCGGATCGTTCGTGCCAACCAGATCCGCGGCATCGTCGCTGATCCTTCTGTGATGTGGTGAGCGCGATGGATGAAGATTTTGTAGTTGAGCTATCGGCAGACGATGCCGAAGCCATGACGTCGGCCATCGAATCCTCGATGCGTGAACCGCTTCCGGTCAAGCGGGAAGCCAAACCCCGTGCCGAACGCACCGAAAAGCCTGCCAAGGTCGACGAAAGCGCATCGTTGCGCGAACGTCTCCGGGCGGCTGAAGCCAAAGCGGCCGAAGAACGCAGCAAGCGGCTGGCGCTTGAAAACACGGTCGTCACGAACAACGCGCGACTCGCCCATGCGGATGTTCACATCGTCGACAATCAAGCGGCATTGGTCGACGGCGCTCTTGCCAAGGCCAAAGCCGACGCTGAACAAGCAAAGGCCGCACACAAGGCGGCGCTTGAATCTGGCGATTACGAAGCGGCAACCGCTGCCATGCAGGCAATGACCGATACGTCGATTGCCCTGCGTGATCTGAACGAAGGTAAGCAGGCTCTTGCCGAACGCCAGCGCGAAACCCGCGACAAAGCCAAGTCTGCTGCAGAAGCCAAGCCGACAGAAGTCGCCGACCCGTTTGAAAAGTACGTGTCGCAGTTCGGCCCTCGTGAACAGGAATGGCTTCGTGCTCATCCTGAAGCCGTGAACACGCCGCGCCTCAACAAAAAGGTGCTGTGGGCACACGACGAAGCGGTGGAACAGAAGATCAAACCGGGAACCGACGAGTATTTCGCGTTCCTCGACAAGACGATGGGCTACGACGCCAAGACCGAAGCAGAAACGGACGACGAAAACGACGATCCAACTCATGAGGAATCGAACGTGGGTGAAGATGAAGTCGTCGTTGATACGGCCAAACCAAAGCCGGTCGCAGCTCAACCGGCCAAGAAAGTCGCGGCACCGGTCAGCCGGGATACGAACGTCGTGACGCGGCAAGAGGACGGCAAGTATCAAGTCCGCCTGACGGCTGAACAGAAGCAATTTGCGATTGATCTTGGCATGTCGCCGACGGCCTACGCCAAGCAACTCGTTCGCATCAAGTCCAATGAAAAGACGGGCGCTGGTCCGGTCTTCACAGCAAATATGCAAAGGTAATCACCCATGACCGAAACAACTGAAGTTCCTGCCGCTCGGGTGAAAGCTGGCCGCACCCCGGCTCGTGCGCCTGCCCGTGAAGCCGTTCGTGAGGCTCGTCCCGTGGCCGATGAAGACGACGAAGGCGATGCCGCTCCTGTTGCCCGTAAGCGTTCGGGCATGCTGGAAGTGCGTCATCCTCTGACGGGTGAAATCCTGACGCGTGATGTCGTCACGTCGAATGCGTCGCCCTACGACATTCCCCGGCATCTTTGGCCGCAAGGCATGATCTACGAATGGAAGCGTGCCAGTGTCTATGGCCAAGAAGACAAGGCAAACATCCTTGCGCTTGAGCGCAACGGTTGGCGCAAGGTGCCGGCCGATCGTCATCCTGATCGGTCGTGCGAATTGGACGGGCTTGTTCTCATGGAATGTCCCGAACAGTTCGTGAAGGCGTCTCAGGACTATGAGCGGTCGATTGCCAGACAGGAACTCAAGGGCAAGGAAGCTCCGCTGAATCTGCCGGGCGGGTTCGACGATCGTGCCGACAATGCCCGCAAGGTTCAGTTTACCCGTCGCGGTGCGCCTGAAGTCACCGATTCGTCGCTGCGTCCGTCGCGGTCTTACTCGCTGGACGAATAAACCAACCTTATCAACCTTATCGGAAAATTCATAAGGTTGATAAGATTACTCAATTTGCAATCAGGCTGGGGCAACCCGGCCTGATTGCCGTTTCCATTTCGCCGACGCGCGGTCGGCGAATATCTCACGGCGATCCGGCACGCGTTCGGGGCAGCCATCCTCTCCAAATAGAAGGAAAGCCACATGGCTAATACCCTCGCGCCCTTTGGGTTCGATAACTACAGCGGTGCTGACGGCGCTCCGCCAACCTACGGCATGATCGTCGCGAAAGTTGCATCCAACAACACCACGAAGATCTTCAACGGCGATCCGGTCAAGCGTCTGTCGACGGGCTATGTGGCTCAGTGGACGGCATCGACGGCTGTGTCGCAGCTCGCAGGGATCTTCGTCTCCTGCAAATACTTCAGCGTCTCTCAGGGTCAGGTTGTGAACAACAACTTCTGGCCGGGTGCTGATGCCTCCGGTGATGTCACCGTTTACCTCGCGCCTTGCCTGCTTTCGCCGGCTCCTGCCTTTAAGGTCCAGGTCTCTGGTTCGACCCAGATCGCTTTCGCCGATATCGGGCAGAACATCGACGTTGCACTCGGCACCGGCAATACACTTAGCGGTCGATCTGGCGCCACCGTCGACTTTGCCACGCTCGGCGCTACGGCAACGTTGCCTTTCGTCATTGTTGGTCTCGGCTCGGACATCCTGCCTTCTGGCGTGAATGGCACCGACAATACCGCTGTCAACAATATCGTTCTCGTGAAGGCCAACGTCAACGGCGTGACCGGCATCTAACAACAGGTAGGAGACTAACCACATGGCTATTGCACTCGGTCAAATCCGTGACCTCCTGTTGCCGGGACTCATGGACGTTACGGGAGAGTATAAGGATCTCCCCAATTTCTACGGACAGGTGTTTAAAAAGCACAAGTCCAATCTCCAGATCGAAAAGACGGTTAGCGTTCGCTACCAGTCCCTCCCCGATCTGAAGACGGAAGGCGGCGCCACCTCGTTCGACAACAACTCTGGCGAACGCTTCAAGTGGAGCATGGAACCGCTGGAAGTTGGCCGCGGTTACGCGATCACCCGCAAGGCGATCGACGACAACATCTACAAGACTCAGTTCAAGCCGACGGCTCTGGGTCTTTCGAAGGCGTTCAACCAGTTCAAGGAACGTCAGGCCGCCGCGATCTTCAACAACGCGACGACCTACGATACCAACCTTGGTGGCGACGGCGTGGCTCTGCTCTCAACCTCGCATCCCTACGATGGTGGCGTCTGGGGCAATCGTCCTTCTGTCGACCTCGACCTTAACGAAGGGTCACTGTTGGATGGCATGACGGCTGTTCGTCAGAACTTCGTCGACGAAGCCGGGTTGAAGATCTATGCCCGTGCTGAAACCCTCGTCGTTCCGTTGCAGCTTGAAAAGGTGGCTATCCGCCTGCTCAAGAGCGAACTGCGTCCTGGCACGGCGAACAACGACGTTAATGCGATCCAGTCGCTATCGGGCGGTATCACCAAGTTCATCGCTTGGGATTACCTCACGAACCAGCGCGCTTGGTATCTCAAGACGTCGATCGACGGGTTCATTCACCTCGAACGCGTTCCCTACGAAACCGACATGCAGGTCGACTTCGTCACCGACAACCTGCTCGTCAAAGGCTACGAGCGCTTTGGGTTCTTCTACAACGACCCGCGCGCTCTCTACGGCGCGATTCCCAGCTCGTAACCCTAGGAGGGCAATTCATGACGATCAGTGCTCTCACTGGGCCGATTTTGGCCGTTCGAGAAAATCCAACCGGGACGGCTCCCGGTTCCAATCCGCAATCTGGTCCCAGCATGTTCGATGCTGGGCTCGGGCTCTTGGACTTCCGCACGCCATTCACCTATCTTGAAGGCGCTGGCGAACAGGTCAAGTGCTATGGTTTCTTGGGCGGTAGCTACTGCGCTATCGACCAAGTGCCATCGGCTATCGCGGACAACAACATTGCAGCCAGCCAATCCCCGGCCGCTGCGGCCCTAACGCTTGTTTCGACAACGGCGGCGGGGATCACGGTTGGCGTGTCTGTCTACTCGCCAACGTCGAATGCTCAAGTCACTGGTCTTCTGGCCATTGACGGTGCGTTTGGTGCGCTCGCATCCGGGACGGCTGGTACGATCAACATTTACGATCCGACCAAGGCGATTTCTCGGGCTGTGCGTATCACGTCGGGCGGCAACGACAGCGGCATCACGTTCTTGGTCGTAGGTTACGATCTTTACGGATACCGCATGACCGAAACCATCACCGGGGCAAACGCTGGTATCGCAACGGGCAAGAAAGCGTTCAAGTACATTCAGTCGATCACGCCGAGCGGTGCTGCGGCGGGAACAGTGAAGGTTGGGACGGCCGACATCATCGGCTTTCCTATCCGCGCTGATTTCTTCGCGTACACGGGCATCACGTACAACAACACGGTCATTATTGCATCGACGGGATTCACCGGTGCTGTAACGACCAGCCCGGCGACAACGACGACGGGTGACGTTCGCGGCACCTATGCGTTGCAGTCTGCGTCTGACGGGACGAAGCGTATCCAAGTGTTCATCATTCCGTCCCCGGCTGTGATGATCAATACGACCAACTCGTCGACGTTCACTGGCCCGTATGGCGTGACGCAGGTTTAACCTCAACTCGTAAAAGGATGCACGCTATGGCGGCACGTATGGCGAAGAAGAAAGCTGAGCCCGGTTCGGTGATCCCGAACGTGGGCAACGACAAAGAAGACGGTCCTGAAATGGATGCCGGTGGCAACCCCAAGGTCAAGGCCGAAGCGAAAAAGCGCGCTGCGGGTGGTCCGGTCGACGGCGAGGCTGCAAAGTCGCGCATGGATCGTCCGTGCCGCAAGTCGGGTGGCCGGGTTGGCGGGTCTGGATCGGATAAGTCGCCGATGTCGGACAAGTCGTCGACCTCGCCGTTTACCTCGGCGGGTAAGTGCTGATCTAAAACATCGGCAGACTAAATCAGGCGGGGCCTTCACGGTCCCGCCTTTTTCTTTTTCAAACGCCATAGGGTGGGCACTCGAATGAATCCAATCGTCGTCACGGTCGGCCCACTCGCTTCGGCTAGTGCCAATAACATTGCCACGTCTCAGAAGATGGGCGGGGCGTTTAATTTGACGCTCAACGGGACGCTTGGGTCTGGATTTTCAGCGACGAACATTGCGACGGCTCAAGCCGTCGGCAGCGCGACGACGCTCACTCTCAATGGATCGCTTGCGGTCGCAGGATCTACGAACATCAACGGATTGACGACGCCACGGGCGGCGTATCTTGACCCTGCGGCGCGTGTCACGATCACAAGCGTTGGCAACGACTCGGGCATCACGTTCGCTGTGGCGGGGATCGGCGTCGACGGCGAAAGTTCCGAAACTGAAACGGTCACGGGTGCCAACGCTTCCACGGTGTCGACCACGAAATTGTTCCGTCGTATTTTCTCCATCACATCGTCGGGCGCAGCGGCCGGCAACGTGTCGGCCGGAACCAACGGGTATGTCGCGACGCTGGACAAGCCGCGCCGCGTGCTGATCACGTCGGCAGGCAACGATAGTGGCATCACGTGGACGATCACTGGCACGGATTGGAACAACGCGCCGATCTCGGAAGTCCTAACGGGCGGGAACACGGCAGCGGTTGCCTCGCTGCTTGATTATGCGACAGTTGCTGGCATCAAAGCCTCTGCCGCTGCGGCATCGACTGTCACGGTTGGGACCAATGGCGTCGCAGGATCTCGGCCGATCGGCCTGGATCAAATGGGTCTTTCGCCGACGGCGCTGCAAGTGACGGTGAGCGGAACCGTCAACTATACCGTCCAGCAAACGTTGGATGATCCCAATCGCGTTGGTCTTTCAAGCGTTGCGTGGGTCAACCATCCTGACTCGGCGCTCGTTGCCGCAACGGGGACGGTCCAGGGCAACTATGCGTATCAACCCCAACTCACGCGTATCGTTCTGAACTCTGGAACCGGCACGTTGACATACACGGTCATCCAATCCGGCAACATCCGATACTAAGGGGTCGCTATGTCAGGGTTGACCATATCGACGGGATTGAGGTTTGGGTCTGGTTTGCAATTCCAACCCAAAATTGGAACGGCAACGCTTCAAGTCTCGGCGTTCAGCGCGTCGGGCGGCACCATCACGCAATCGGGTGGATTTACGATCCACACATTCACAACCAGCGGTTCATTTGTCGTCTCGTCTGGGTCTGTTCTTGGGGATGTTCTCACGGTTGCTGGCGGCGGCGCTGGCGGGTCTCTGGTGGGCGGCGGTGGTGGTGGCGGCGGCGTTGTGGCCACACCTTCAGTTGCGCTTTCCTCTGGCGCCTACACCGTTACGGTTGGGAACGGTGGGGCATCAGTCGTCGGGTTTGGCGTCGTTGGAAATCGAGGCCAAGATAGTTCTGTCAGTGGGCTTGGATTAACGACGGCGGTCGGCGGTGGCGGTGGCGGGGCGTTTGACAACTTGGCGCCGACAACGGGTGGGTCCGGGGGCGGGGGCGGGTCGACACCTAGTAGCGGGGTCGCGGGTGCAAGCGGAACGGCAGGCCAAGGTTCGGCGGGGGGGAGTGGAACAAACAACTCACTTGCTAATGGCGGCGGGGGCGGTGGCGCTGGTGGCGTGGGCGTCGCTGCGGTTACGACTGGCGGCAATGGCGGTCCAGGGGTATCAAATGCTTATAGTGGGTCGTCTGTTGTCTATGGTGGCGGCGGTGGCGGCGGCGGGTTTACCGGCGCGGGGGTTGGCGGCACGGGCGGCGGCGGCGCGGGGTCAATCAGTCAGAACGCGGCAACGGCTGGAACGGTCAATACAGGCGGCGGGGGCGGCGGGTGCCGTGATAATATAGGCGCTGGTAATGTCCCGTCTGGTGCTGGCGGATCAGGTATCGTGATTATTCGCTATCCAACGCCGTAAGGGGTAATTTCATGTCCACATCCGGCACCTATTCTTTTTCGCCCGCTCTCTCGCTGCTTGTGAAGCAAGCCTATGGCCGGATCGGCATTCGAGGCCCGCAAATCGTTGCCGAGCACATGAAAGATGCCGAAGTCGAATCCAACTTGCTGCTATGTGCATGGTCATCGGATCAACCAAACCTGTGGCTGTCGGAATTGATCTCGGTTGCGCTCGTCCAGGGAACGGCAACTTACACGCTGCCATCTGAATTTGTGGCTATTCAGGTTGCCTACGTGGCTCAATCCTCGGGTGGATCGGCCTATGATCGTCCACTTGGTGCCATGAGCACGGTCGAATACTTCTCGCAGCCCAACAAAACCACACAAGGTCCACCCACTTCTTATTGGTTCGACCGGCAGATCACGCCGCAAATTACGATGTGGCCGGTGCCCGATGGTGCGGCAACCTATACGCTTAAGATCCGCGGCGTCCGGCAAGTCCAAGACGCGTCGATGCCGAACGGAACCGGTGTTGAGATTCCCTATCGGTTTTATGATGCTTTCACGGCTGGCCTCTCGCATCGGTTGGCTCGGATCTACGCACCTTCGTTTGAAGACAAGCGCGGGATGGATGCCGATAAGGCATGGGAAAAGGCATCGGGCAAAGATGTCGAGCAGGTTCCGTTCTACATTTCACCGGCAACGAGCGGGTATTTCCGATGAGTTGGCGCCCGCATGGGAAAGCGCGCGTTGATACTCTGTGGCCTCAAAGTTTCGCATGCTGTGACAGGTGCGGTGGGCTTAGGAACTTGGTCGACCTGACATGGCAAATGCAGTGGGCAGGCCCCACGATGATCAATCTGCGCTTGCTCGTTTGCGGTAAATGCCTGGATGCCCCGACCGAACAGCTTCGCACCATCACGCTCCCCGCCGATCCACCTCCCGTCTACAATGCGCGTCCTGAAGCCTACTCGTTGGATGAAACAGACTACCGCGTGACGGAAGGCGGCCAAGAGCGTGTCACCGAAGACGATTCTCCCCGCGTTCGAACCAGCACAGATGATGAGAATGCATACTGATGGCAAACGTCCCCATAACGTCTTTGCCGGTGGCTGTGGCCATCGACGGCACGCCATATCTTGAAGTCGCGCAGAACGTGGCGGACGTTGGCTTGCCTGCGGTCTACGTGTCAAAGCGGGTGCAAGTCCAACAGATCGCCAATCAGTTTGCCAACGAGCTTCCTGCGGCGATTGAGTACGTGATTGATGATGGCGGGCTTGCAATTACCGCTGGAAGCAAGGGCTACCTGAAAGTTCCATTTGCCGGGATATTTACCAGTGTCGCGCTGCTCGGGGACACAACGGGGTCCGTTGTGGCCGATATTTGGAAGTGCACGTATAGCGAGTTTGATGGCGGCATCACAGCCCCGACGGCATCAAATAGCATCGTGGGCGGCAATTATCCGACGATAACATCTGGCACGAAATATCAGGATACGACGTTGGCGCTCTGGACCACAACGTTCTCCGAAAACGATGTGCTGGCCTTCGTGATCAATAGCAATTCAAGTTTCACGCGAATCACCATCGCGCTGAAAGCGTCTCGAACGGTGACATAAGGGATAGCAATGGGAACATTAGCAATTTCGCAGCCTGTCAGACAGGCTACGATTGAGGCCGTGATTATCCGCGCGAACGGAAAGCGGGAAAATCTTGGTGTGATCGCCTACTATAGCAGCAACCCATTCAAACGCTTCGCATGGCGCGCGTTGGCATGGATCAGGGGGTATAAGACATGGTAAGCCGAGTGCAGAACAATGGACTTGCCAACATCACGTCAGCATGGGTGGCCTATACGTCCCTGCCGAAATATCTGCAATGGGGAACCGGCACGGGTGCGGCTGCCTCTGCCAACGTGGTGACGACGACGACCACGACGGAAGCGCGTGCGACAGGTACGGCAAGCCAAGTCACGACGACACAGACGAACGACACGTATCAGGTCGTTGGCACGATTACCGCGGCCGGCACTCGCGCCATTACTGAGGTCGGGGTTTTCGATGCGGCGGGGTCTGGATCTCCGCCAACTGGCGGGAACATGGGAATTTATGGGGACTTCTCTGTGATCAACCTGTCGACGGGCGACGCTATCGCGTTCACCGTCAAAGTCGCGTTCACCTGATGACGACGGGCGAGGAATGATCACGCCATGATGGGGTTCAACGCGCTTGGCCAAGCCGCTCTTGGGCAGGGAACGACGTTTGTTCTCAACGCAAAGACGGTATCGGTTGCGTCGGTCACGTCAACGTCGGTGATCAAGTCGGCTACGCGCAATGTGACAGCATCGTGTGCGTCATCGACGACGGTTTTGAAGTCGGTGGCTAAAATTGTTTTGGCTTCATGTGCGTCGTCGGCGACCGTCACAGCGCAGCGTGCGTTTCTTGTTTTGATTTCTGCCACGTGCGCGTCATCGACGGCCTTGCGCCGTAGCGTTCAAAAGATCGTGGCCGCGTCGTGCGCTGGCGCCGTGACCGTGCGGCGGTCGATGTCCAAGACTGTCGTTGCGCCATGCGTTGGTGCCGTATCGGTGATCAAATCCATCACAACAACCGTGCGCGTGAGTTGTTCGACAGTCATTACAATTTTGCGTTCGTATATCCCGGTTCCGCACCCACGTCACCGCGGCTACATCATTCAATAAGATGTCGCCGATTTTTTCGAATGATATTGTGCTGGATGGTGTCACGCCCGTTGTCGGCAGGCGTTCCCCAGTAAAGGCATGAGGCACTAAAGCATGCAGCGTTCCCTTGACCGCACTTATGTAAAGCGTGTGGCTTTTCTGGCGTTGATGGGCCGTGTGCCACTTCGCAAACATGCCTGTGTGCTAATTTTATCTTTCCATCAACTACAACATACGCGTACCCGTTTTTGCCTCGCGCAAATGGCCACGGGTAGCAACACTGATCGTTCATATGTTCCAGTAAATAGGACAAAGGCGCTCCGCGAGGGCTCATGCGCTTCTTTAAAACGTTGGCATCTCCATGAGATAGCAAACGTTTGTAATGCGCGTTGCATAAACCGTGAGCTTTTGCCTTGGCTTTGCATTCAGGCTGAGAACAAATTTGGTTTCTGATGCCATACGCTGGGCCTCCGCCGTAAGGTGTTCCGTATCTTCGACGCCTTAATGCGTGTCGATTACACAACCCTTGGGTCCGCGATAGTCCAATACACCCATCAATGATGCATTTAGCCATGTTGTTCTCTTAGAAAATCAACAGTAGGGTCCATTATATACGATGGCAAAGGTTCTAGCAAATCTCGCGCGCATGACAACGGCGACGACGGGGACGGGGACGATTACGCTCGGGGCGGCGGCGACGTCTGGCGGTGTCACGTTCCTCTCATTTTCGGGTGCGGGCGTGGCCGACGGTGATGTGGTCACGTATGCGATTGCCGATACGAATGCCTCAGAAATCGGACGAGGCACATATACGGCGGCCGGCACGACACTGACGAGAACTGTTCTGAAGTCGACCAATTCAAACACGGCGATCAACCTATCAGGCAGCGCTCAAGTTTTTATCACGTCGGCTGCGGAGGATCTGCCGAACATCGCAGTCGGCAAAGCGTTAACGGTCAACAATATCCTGACGTTGGCAGGCACGGATAGTCAGACCTTCACGTTCCCGGCTGTATCTAGCAACATTTTGACGACCGGCAACAATGCGACAATTACCAAGGGTTACTATGTCACGCCGAACAACATCGGCACGGTGTCGAGCGGCACGACCACGCCAGATGCGGCAAACGGAAACTATCAGTATTACACCAACAACGGGGCGCACACGCTGGCGGCGCCTGCCTCCGATAGCGCCATAGATATTCTGATCACCAACGGGGCGAGCGCGGGTGCGATTACGTTTTCCGGTTTCACGGTCTCGTCGAGTACGGGCGATGCGTTGACGACGACCAACACGAACAAGTTCATAATCTCCATTCGCCGCATCAATAGTGTCTCCACCTATTTGATCAAGGCACTGCAATGACGACTGTTTTCTTGGCAACCACGGGCGCTGGGACATGGACCGTTCCGAGCGATTGGAACAGCTCTGTCAATACGATCGAAACGATCGGCGGTGGCGGCGGTGGTGGCGGTGGTACGGCCGGTCCAACATCACGGCGCGGCGGCGGCGGCGGTGCCTATTCAAAGATTTCAAACTTGACGCTCACGCCCGGCGGAAGTGCGAGTTATTCGGTCGGGGCCGCGGGCACAAGTTCCGCTGGGGCCGATGGGACAACAGGCGGGGATACGTGGTTCAACGGCGCCAACTTGGCGGCATCGTCATGTGGAGCCAAGGGCGGCACGGGCGGCGGTAACGGGACCGGTGGCGTTGGGGGTGAGCAGTCAGGCAATACGGGCGGCGTTGGAACGACAAAAAACCTTGGCGGCAACTCGACCAACCCGAACTCGCGGCGTGGTGGCGGCGGTGGTGGGGCGGGTGGTCCCGCTGGCTGGGGTGGCAACACAACCGGGGCCAACTCGGACACGGGCGGCACATCCAACAACGGCGCTCTAACGGGCGGCGCTGGTGCGGGTACAGGTGCAGGACCAAGCGGCAACGGTCAAAGTGGAACGGAATTTGACGCCACTCATGGTTGCGGGTCCGGTGGTGGTGGAACGTCGCTTGACACAAGCAACTCCAACACGGGGGCTGGATCGGCGGGTGCTTATGGCGCGGGTGGCGCGGGTGGCGCGGGTGGCGGTGTATCCGGCACGAACGGTAGCCAAGGTCTTATTATCATTACGTACACGCCGTTGGTTGCAGCGCGCGGGTTCAACAATCCAATGCTGGGAATGTAACGATGGATCAGATTGGGTATTCCTTGGTCGATTTGAATGGCAACGAAGTGATGTGCTGGGGCGATACCGAACGGCAATGTGAAGGCTCACCGTCAAGTATTGTGCTGCCCAATGGAGATCATGTTCATAGTCCGGCGATCGGCATGGTGGGTGATGTATGGCGGCTGGTTCCTCGCTATCTATCGTTTGGTGGATCATCCAAAGTCGAATTCGATGGTGAGCGGGTTGTTGTGACCCGTTTGGTGTCTCAAGATCATGTGATTGCCGAGCGCGAACGCCGCATGGCCCTTGGGTTTGATTACGATTTTCAAGATGCTCGGGGGGTCCACCGGTTTGGCACAACGCAGGCCGATATGAAGGGGTGGGACGACGTCGACAAGTCTGTAAATGCCATGATGACGCTTGGCTTTTCAGGTGTGGAATTTCCGATTGATACGAATACGGGTCCGGTTTTGATCACGCCGATCGACTGGGCAAAAATCACGATGGGCGCAACAGCGTTCCGGTCGCCGTTGTGGATGAAGAGTTTCGCGCTGTTGGCCATGGCTCCGATCCCATCCGACTTCGCGTCCGACGCCTATTGGTCATAACAGGAAGCAATCTCACCCATGTCTTTGACCTACGCTACTTACGGAAACACGTTGGTTTCGATGATGGCTGGGTCTGCGACCGATCCTGATTACGTAACGGTGTTGCCGTCTATTATTGATTACGCCGAGCAAAGAATCTATCGCGAACTGGATCTGATCAGTACAGTTGTGCGCGATACGTCCGGCGTTCTTACAGCCAACAGCCGCAACTTCACCCTTCCAACGACCAATGGTCGTTTTGTCGTTGTGTCGGGCGTGAACCTATTGAGCGCTGGTGTTCGCGTCGCTCAACTTGATCCAGCGAGTTTGGATTATCTCGACGCATCGTGGCCGTCGGAAACCGCTGCCTCAGTATCGACCGTGCCACGCTATTTCGCCATGATCACCGATCAGACGATGGCTGTCGGCCCTCCGCCCGGTAGCGCGCTTGGTGTCGAGGTCATTGGAACGATCCGTCCGGCGCCGTTGTCCAGTTCTAACCAGACGACGTTCTTGACATCGTATTTGCCCGATTTGTTCCTCGCTGCGTCGATGATCTTTGCTGCGGGGTATCAGAAAAACTTCGGGGCGCAGGCGGACGATCCAAAGATGGCTGCGTCTTGGGAGTCGCAATATCAATTGCTCAAAGCATCTGCCGACGGCGAAGAAGCGCGCAAAAAATTCGCAGGAGCCTCGTGGACGTCGAAGCGTCTTGAGCCAACAGCCCAACCGCAGAGAGGGTAACGGATGCCTCTCAACAGCGTTCGCCTTCGCCCTGGGATCAACGCAGATTACACCCCAACACTGAACGAAGGCGGCTACTCGGCATCCAATCTGATTCGCTGGAAAGATGGGCTTGTTCAAAAGCTCGGGGGATGGATTAAGTTTTACGGGTTCTCGATCGGCTCTGCCATTCAGAACATGCACGCATGGCAGGATATCAACGCAACCAATCATTTGGCCGTTGGGGCGGCACGGTCTCTTTCGGTCATAACCGGGGGTGGATCGGAAACCATCACGCCGCAAATTTTTACGTCAGATTTCACGCCAAATTTCTCGACGACCGCAGGAAGCCCAATCGTTACCATCGTTGATCCAAACATTTCCAACGTCACGACGTTTGACTCGATTTACTTTAATACGCCTCTGACAGTTGGTGGGCTGACCCTGGCAGGGGCCTATGCGATCTCGCTGGTCACAGGCGCCACATCGTATCAAATCACGGCGCCAACAAACGCGGCTACGACGGTTTCGAACGTTGGGACGCTCGTGTCGTTTACAACGACGTCCGGTTCGTCGACGGTCACAGTTAACATAACCGCGCATACGCTCGTCGTTGGGGGTTCCGTCAACTTCCCGCTGGATACAACGGTCGGCGGTATTGTAGTGGGTGGGTCATACCCAGTCATCACGGTGCCAACGGCCAACTCCGTCACAATCACCGTGAACAACGCGGCCACGTCGGCAGCGACTGTGTCGATGAATGGCGGGCTTGCTGAGATCCTTTACTACATCAATCTTGGGCCGGCGCCGTCTGGTTCTGGATATGGGCTTGGGGCCTATGGCTCGGGCGGGTACGGGTCTGGATCTGTACCAGCGCAGCAGACCGGAACGGCGATCACATCGCGCGACTGGTCAATTGATAATTGGGGTCAAACCCTCATCGCGTCGCCAGAAAATGGCGGCATTTATGCATGGGACCCGAACGGTGGGTTTTCGAATGCGCAGCTTGTCGCGACGGAAAACGCTCCATTGTTCTCGACCGGCATGTTCGTCGCGATGCCGGCGCGCATCCTTGTCGCCTACGGGACCACGACACAATCGAGCACTGGCAGCCTTGGGGTCTATCAAGATCCGCTTCTGATTCGCTGGTCGGACCAAGATGATTACACGAATTGGTCGATTGACACGACGAACCAAGTCGGATCTGTCCGGCTTCCCCGCGGATCGGCAATTATTGGAGCGATGCAAGCGCCAAACCAAGGGCTGATCTGGACCGACTTAGCGGTTTGGACCATGCAGTACACGGGTCAGCCGCTGGTGTTTGGCGTCAACGAAGTGGGGACGGGGTGTGGCCTGATCGCCAAGCATGCCCGGTGCATCCTGCGTGGAACTGTCTATTGGATGTCGTTGCAGAACTTCTATGTGATGGGCGGTGGTGGGCCGTCGATTTTGCCATGTTCGGTGTGGGATGTGGTGTTCCAAGATTTGGATACGACGAACTCATATAAGTGCTGGGCATGGGCAAATTCGTTGTTTTCGGAAGTTTGGTTTTTCTACCCCTCACTTGAAGATGGAACCGGCGTTTGT